GCACCTTTTATTACTTCTGCCTGTGCCATCGCCTTATCCAAGTTTTTTAGAGAGTCCTTCCTTATCATTAAATACAACTCTTTATCACTTTGACTCATACTCTCTGGTAAACTATCCATATATTTTTGATCTTCTAGACGATCTCTATCGGTTTTACTCATATATCCTTCTGGCAAATCAATAAATTGAGCTCCAGCAGCATTAAGTGGTCCTTCACCTAAATCTCTATATCTTTGTTCTTCTGCCTGTTTTTGATAATATGAAACTGCAAATTTATTTCCTGTGCCCACGCCGTCTTTTATGTCAAGATAATCACCACCCATATTACCATAACCTGATGTTTCATCTAAATCTTTATTGAAATCTTTTGAACTTTGATCGCCTTGAAAATCAGATGTTCCTTCTAAATTTGATGATGTCATTGTGTTACCACCTGCCATGACTTCAGCATATGCTTTAGCAAATGCTTCTTGTGGTGTTGTTCCACCAGGTAATGCAGCTGCCAGGGCGGCAGCGGCACCTTTAGCAATTGCCTTTATCATCATTACCATACCACCTGTTAATCTTTTAAATGTATTTACTATTGCTTCCTTAACATCAAATTGTTCTAACTCCGCTTTGAAGTTATCAAAACCAAATAGACCTGCAATGAAACCTACTAGTTTCTGTACTAGTGTATATGGTAGTGTCACCAATGTCAACATGGCGTCACCTAAACCTTTTAAAACTGCCGTGAACATACTATCACCATCATCAAGTGATTGTTTAAATGTTTCGAAACCTGATTTTAAACTTACAAATACTGCAACAGCAGCGGCAGCGATTGCAATCGCTGGTAAGAAAGGAGTTAGCATTGCTGCCATCTGTACTCTCATAGCTTTTATACCTATACTTAACTTTTTAAATCCAGAACCTAAAGCGTTAAAACCTTTTGTAAGACTACCAGTAATAAGAGTACCTATATTTTTTAATTTTTTAACGCCAAAAGAAACACCTTTATTGATCTTCTCAAAACCATTACCCATTGCCTTGAATAGACCACCTTGTCTATCTATTGAAGCGGCACTCAACTTGATAATCTTTAATATATTTTGACCAGCAAACTTTATTGCTTTTGTAGCAAGTCCTGATTTAAGTAATATGAACCCACCTAAAAATGCCATGAAGGCGCCTTGTGGACCTAAGAACTCTACGATATCCATAACAAACTGAACAACAGGTGTCAGCACTTTTGTTAGTTGATCTTTATACTTTGAGAATATAAAGAAACCACCTGCAAGGACTATCGCCATCATCTTCTCGCCGAAAGAAACTTTATCAAATGCTTCCTTAATAGTGTCTAGTATTCCTGTACCTATTCCTTCTGCCTTCGCTACAAAATTACTGTAAGTCTTATCATCCGTATCTACACCCTCTAGTGCCTCTTCTCCAGAAGCAGCTTTTGGCATAACAGGACCTTGTTCTCCATCATCTAAAAACTCTAATTTCTCTAATTGTTCCTGTTGAATTTTTGTATCTCTCTCTTGTAGTCCCACCATTCGACCAAGACTTTTCTTTATAGAACCAAACGTCTCCTTTAGAAAACCAGGTGATGTGCTAGGCGCTGTGCCTGCACCCTCTCCGAATCCTAAGGATGCTTCTGGTGATGAGATTGTAGGTGCAAATGCTGACATTATTTTTTACTCTTACTTCCTGTGTATAGACCAAACCAGGCAGCGCCAGCACCAACAACGATACTGATTAACCCACTTTGTTCCATAGTAGGTGCCTGTAAATTCATATACCATATTACACATTTATATAACAATACGATATAAACTGTTAAGAATAATCTAGGAAATATTCTCCATGCGTCTATAGCTCTTGCCATGTGTATTAATTTAGCATATGGATTAGGACCTAAATCTTTGACAGATGTATCAACTTCTAACTCAACCGCTACTTTTTTAGATACCTTCTTTTCGTCAGATGATACTACTATTTTTTCTTCACTCATATTATTATCCTTTTTGACTTTGTTGTCTTCGTTTTTCTTTTTCGTTTTCTTCTTTAATATATGAAACTAACATATCTACATATATTTCCCTCTCCCAAGGTAGCATATTCTCTAACTCAGCGAGAGAATATTTATGATGTTGCATTAGAGCAAAATTAGTTGTATAATAATTCTCTAAACTATCATGTGAAAGGGCTACCCGAAAAAATCGTTGAGTCCTGACAATGTTATCTTACTCTCTTTTTTAGTCTTCGGATTCTTAATTGTTATCTCATGCTTTAATTTAGGCATGGTATCAAAAAATTTTTGAACATCTTTAAATTGTTTAGAATTCAATTGTTCAATCCAATCCGTGACTTCTTTTTTAGTCTGATCTTTAGTATCATACACTTTCTTACCTTCTTCTTCATATATTTGTAGAATACAAGTACTAATAACCTCTAGCATATTGTTAGGATTAATGTCCCTTATACCACTCTCTTTAAAAGAATCGATAGTAGGATACTTCATAATCATACCCATGCCATTGCCTAACTCAATTTTATTAGTGTGGTCATCACCTACTTGAACTTTGACCTCATTTAAATTTACTTCGACATCAGCATAAGTTTTACCATCATCTGGACATAATAGTTTCAGTTTAGAAACCTCACCCACAGACTTTGATCTTATATTTAAGAATATATACTCAACATCAAACATAGGCATGTCGTCTATTTTGACTTTGTTAAATGTACATTCACTAACAATATCTTTAACGGCTTGAGTTATATCGGCACTTGCCTTACTCTCCATCGCCATCATAAGTATCTTTTCTTCTTTTACCAAGAACGGTCGATACTTTATCTTCTCATCCGTTGATGGTATTTCCAACTCATACGTTGGAGTTGTCAGTTTAGGTAGCGCCATAATTTATCCTCCTTTATTATATAAAATTATGTAAATGGTGGGAAAACTTTTCCCTTAAATATTCTTCCTATTGGGTTCAATACTGTTCGCCCTTGTTGAAATATGTCTTTTCCTGCTCTTTGTAATTCAGGTGGTAACTTACCAAACAATCCTCTATCTCTTGCTTTGATAACGGCAGCACTTTGTTGAGATTTAGCAAATTCTAATCCAGCAGCACTCTCTAATCCCATATTGAACCATTGTTTGTAAGAAAATTCTATTGTTATCTTTTGAATCTGGTTAGCTAATGCATGACCAACATCCATAGTTCCTATCTTCTCAGGATATACATCAATCGCCTCAACTGCATAAGTAGGCATATCTCTATCGATTTCACTATCTGCACCTAATTGATATATATGCATTTTGCCAACATAATTATCATAATAGTTTGCCTTATGTGATATCGTATCTACTGCGAGTTTCTGCCAGTGTTCAAAATATTGTCTTTCTCGTAGATATTTATCTGCATAGAAAGTAGTGACTATATTACCAGCAAATCCATGTGATGTGACCTGATTGTAATTAGGTTCTGATCCATATTGTATCTCTTGTGTCTGTAAATCTACACCAGGAAATGTGACTGTATCACACATTATATTTACCTGTCTGCCTATGGTATTAGTTAGACTATTAACATCTTTACCTCTATTACCTTGTGATGGATGAAATTGACCTCCCTCTCTATTGACAGTAGAATTTTGATCTTGAATTACGCTAGATAGTATGGATGGTGGAAATATTCTTATTGCAAATCTTGAAGGTCTGGCAAATCCTTCTGCTTGATTTATCGCCGCTCTAAAACGACCGATAGTATTTTCTGTATTAGCACGTTGTTTGAATCTAGGATCTTTATCTGTTTTATGATAAGCACTACCCTTAAAATCGCCTCTTGATATACCACCTCGTATATCAAACGGTCCTAATCTTTTACCTGCTCTAAATATCGCCATTAGTAAGGTCTTCCTTTTTTAAATCTTGCAACAGGTAGAAATATTGCAATCGCCATTTCTTCTGCTGTGATGTTCAAAAATGATGTTCTTACATGATTGAACAAATAATGTTTTGCTGTCTTTTTCATAAACGTATTGTTTCGCCAATTAATTCTGTATCTCGTACTCTTATCAAATTTTTTATCAGTAGTTGTATTTGCTAAACTTCTTAAAAATCGAACTCTCGCAAGAGGCGGTAGATAATGAAAGTTTAATCCTATAAAACCACCTTTTGCTGGTTCAAGAGGAAATATTAACGGAAAGGTATCATAGTAAGGTAGTCTATCTTTGTGTTTAGGGTCATAACCAAAAAGATTCATAATACCATA